GTACTGGTACTGCAACTCCAGCTGTAGGTAATACTACTCTAGGTGTTGAAGCTGGTCGTGTAGCATTAGCTTCTTTCTCATCTTCATCTAACCAAGTTACTGCTACAGCTACTTTCCCAGCTGGTACAGGTACTGGTGCCATTACTGAAGCTGGTATTTTTAATGCCAACTCTTCAGGTACAATGCTATGCCGCACAACTTTCCCAGTTGTTAACAAGGCAGCTGGCGACTCTATCGCTATCACTTGGGTTGTTACAGTAAGCTAATTTTTAGGTAAATTCAATGAGCTCATCTTCTTTACTGAAGTCTCCGCTACATAACTCTATTGCAGAGGCACTGTTCGATGAGATTCAGAACCGAAATGCCCGTTACTACTACTTTTTAGGAAGAACTGTTAATTGGGTGGACGATACAACTCCTCCATATCCAATTGATAGTTTCGACTATGAATTAAAAACACGTAACGAAATTATCACTCTAAAAGAAATTAAGAGTACAGACATATCATTCGTCATTCCACGTGTAGACTGGGTTACTGGTCAAATTTGGGATATGTATGATGATCAGTACAGTGATGAAGTTCAAGGTATTAATCTAGTTTCAGGTGGATATGGGTATTCAGATCCACCTTCTGTCAGTATTACAGGTGGTGGTGGAACTGGTGCCGTCGCCGTTCCAACAGTACTTGATGGTGTTGTAGTTTCTATTGATATGGTTTCTCGTGGCAGAGGATATACTTCTACACCTACAGTAACAATTACAGGTGGTGGTGGCGAAGGAGCATCAGCTTTAGCTACAACTGCTATTGCATACTCAGGTGCTCAAAGATTAGAAGACATTAACTGTGTCGTTATGACAGACGAGTACAACGTGTACAAGTGTCTGGACAATAACAACAATGCTATTTCTACTTACAAGCCAATCGGAACTGTTGTAGATCCAGTTAATATGCCAGACGGGTATATGTGGAAATACTTGTATAGTATTCCAATCGCCCTGCGCAACAAATTCTTAACTGATGTTTACATGCCAGTTGTGAACTCTATCCGTTCTCAGTTTTACTCCAATGGTGAGATTTTAAACGTTGTTTTAGAAAACAGTGGACAAAACTACACATTCGCATCAATCTCTGTATCTGGTGACGGGTATCGTGAATCTGATCCATTATTATTACAGAACGTTCAAATTTCTGCGCCTGGAACTGGTTATACTTCAGGTGCTACTATCACTATTGCTCCTCCATTTGCAGGTGCAAACTCTTGGACAAATGGTGTCGGTATTCTATTGGGTCAAAAAGTTGAATATAACAACAACTTGTATGAAGCTACAGTTTCTGGAACTCTCGCTTCTCCAGCACCGACCCATAAATCTGGTATAGTATCAAATGGCACTGCGTCATTAAAGTATATTGGTACTCGTGCTACTGGAACAGTAAACGTATCTTCAGGTGCAGTTACTGGTATTACACTAAATGGTTCTGTTTTAGATGTTAACATTACGAATCCAGGTTCTGGATATACTTCTGCTCCATCTATAACATTAACTGGTGGTGGGGGTAACGGATTCGTTGGTGCTGTTGTGATGAATGGTACTGGCGTTCAGAAAGTTTATGTTTCTGATTCTGGTGAATTGTATACTTCTATTCCTACTGCCAACTTTGGTACACAGTGGGCACCATCTACTACATATACAGTTGGCACACAAATATTTTATTCTAGCCGTTTATACACAGTAACATCTCAAGGAACAACTAGTACTGTTGCGCCGACACACACAAGTGGTGCAGCAACCAATGGTACTGCTACACTGACATATGTTGGCTCACCAGCCACAGGTACTGTTGTTTTAAAGTACGGGTCAGGTTACTCGACTTTACCAAATATTCAAATCCAACCAGTTTCTGGTGGAGCAGGTGCAACTGGTTATTTCGTCGGTCTTAAGTCTGAAGCTAAGTTAATTCCAATTATCTCAAATGGACAGATTGACAGCGTGCAAATCGACAATGGTGGTGTTGGTTATACTTACGCCAACTTGGTAGTGCAAGGAGATGGTACCAATGCTGTTATTTCAGCTGACTTGTCTCCAGGTGATATCAATACTATGCAAGCAAACACAGAGTTGTTGACTCCAGATGGTCGTGTCATGGCGTATCCAGTGATTTCTGGTGGGTTTGGTTACGGTGAAAACCCAACTATTACTATTGATGGAGATGGTCAAGGCGCAACAGCTACTGCTATTATTGAAGGTGGTGCCGTTAAGAAATTAGTCGTTGGAGGTTATGGTACTGGATATCGTTGGGCTACTGTTACAATTTCTGGTGGTGGGTTTGGAGCTAAGGCTCGTGCTGTCATGGCACCATTCGGTGGGCATGGCAAAGATCCAATTACTGGTATGTTTGCTAGAACTCTTATGTTCTATACTAATATTTCTAAAGACACCAACCAAGGATTTAACGTTAACAACGATTTCCGTCAGTTAGGTATTATTAAAAACCCTCGTCAGTTTGGACAGTACGGTAACCTAAAAACAGCACTTGCGTCTGCTTGTTATGTTGTTACAGGATTTGTTGATACAGCAGCATTTAAACCAGATATGTTGTTAATTGTTGGTGATTCTGCTCGCCGCTTCCGTGTTGTTTCTACTACAACTACTGGTATGTTGATACAATCACTAGATAACTATGCCCCAGTTGTTGGAACTGTATTTGTTAATCCTACTGGACAAACATTCGCATGTTCTGGAGTTACTCCTCCAACTGCAGATAAGTATTCTGGTCATATCTTGTTTATTGATAACAAACAAGCGTTTACGCCTACAGCAGACCAAACAGTTACATTAAGAACTGTTATAAAATTCTAATAAATAAAGAATAACATTTAAAGAAGAGTATAAGAATGATCGATTTCAATACCGAACCGTATAATGATGATTACGATGAGAACAAAAAGTTCTATCGTATTCTGTATCGTCCATCGTTTGCGGTTCAGGCTCGTGAACTTACTCAGATGCAGACCATTCTGCAGAATCAAATTTCTCGTCATGGTGATGCGATTTTCAAACAAGGTGCGATGGTAATCCCAGGTCAGTCATCTGTTGAGACTATCACACAACCAAATAAGGGCGCAGATTACGTTACTCTACAATCAGTTTATAATGGTGTAGCAGTTCAAACGTTTGTATCTTCTCTTAAGGGTAAGACGATCATTGGTTCTTCTGGTGTAACTGCTGAAGTTGTTGTAGCACAAGACGCAGAAAACACAGACCCAACTACACTGTATATTCGATATACAACTACTGGCAGCAATAACACAACTCAAACATTTTCTAACTCTGAAGTTATTACTACTGAAGATGGAACTTATTCTTTTCAAGCTTCTACTTCTAATGCTGTTGGTAAAGGTTCTTTAGCTACCATTAAACGTGGCGTTTACTACATTAACCAACACTTTTGTTTAGTTGAAGAACAGACTATTGTTCTGGACAAATATAGTAATACACCTTCTTACCGCATCGGTTTGAGCGTTAATGAATCTATTGTCACTCCAGAAGAAGATGAGACATTGCTAGATAATGCTCAGAATAGCTATAACTTTGCAGCTCCTGGTGCTCATCGTTTCTATATCGACTTAAATTTAACCAAGTTAAGCATTGACAGCACCAGCGATGAAGACTTCATTGAACTTATCCGTGTTGTAGATGGTAAGATTAAGACTATCGTTGATAGCACTGCATACTCTATGCTCGGTGATGAATTGGCTCGTCGTACATATGATGAATCTGGTGATTATACTGTTCGTGAATTCTCTATTGACGTTCGTGAACACCGCAATAATGCCCGTGGTGCTTGGGCTCAAAACACAGCATACCTAACTGGTGATATTGTTACTAGTGGTGGTAATACATATGTTGCTAAACTAAGTGGTACATCTGTTACTACTGCTCCAACGCACACTTCTGGTACTGCATATGATGGTCCAGGTTCTACTGGTATTAAATGGGAATTTGACGTAACACCAGCGTATAACCGTGGTATCTATACAGATGGTTCTGAGTCTAAACTTGCTATCGGTTTAGAACCAGGAAAAGCATATGTTCGTGGCTATGAGATTCAAAAAGATTCTACAACTTATGTAGCTGTCGATAAAGCACGTGCATATGATCAAGCTCTAAACAGTATCATTCAACCCACTGTTGGTAACTATGTGTTAGTCACCAATGTCAATAACTTACCTCCTCTTGACACATGCGATATTATCTCGTTGCGTGATCAAATAACAGGTTCTTCTGTTGGTACTGCTGCTGGTAACCAAATTGGTACTGCTCGTGTTCGTTTCATGGAATGGCATAGTGGTGCATTGTTTGGTTCTACTGCTGTTTACAAATTAGGTTTGTTTGATATTCAAATGAATAATGGTAAAGATTTTAACCGTAGCGTTAAATCTTTCTTCTATAGCGTTTCAAGTGCTGATGCTAACCTCAGCTTTAGTTCTGACATCAATGCAATTTCCACTACATTAGTTGGATCTGTCACCGCTTCTTCTACATCATTAACTGGTACTGGCACTTCATTCCAAACTGATTTGATCTCTGGTGATTATATTGTTGTTGATGGTACTATGATTCGTATTACTGGAGCACCATCATCTCAAAATGCTGTTGCAATCACAACTAGCTCTTTCACTGGTAAAGCATACTCTTTAGCAAGTACTCAGTTACTAGAAGCTAACAACTCTAGCTTAGTATTCTCTTTACCTGATTATGCTATCCGTTCTGTTCGTGGCGCTGGAACTTCTGGTGTAAACAACACAACATATATCTGTTATCAGAAATTTACACAAACTGCTTCTGGTGTTACAGTTAACTTGTCTACATCGGGAACATTCTCTTCTGCTTCTGGAACTACAAACTATATCGTAGTTGACAATGATGCAACAGCTGGTGGTGCTATTATTAACCCAGTTTCTATCGTTGCTGTTGGTTCTACATGTACCATTACTGTTCCATCTGCGCAGTCTGGCCGTTCTATCACAGTAATTGCAGCAGTTATTCGCAATGGTTCTGGTTACGAAAAAACTAAAACTCTCACATCTGCTACTGAAACATTTACTACAGCTGCAGCAGCACAAGCTGCTATTGTCTACCTAGATAAAGCTGACGTATTCCGCATCGTTTCTATCAAGACAGCGCCATCAGCAGCGTTTGGTACAACACCAGCTTCTAATGCATATACTCAAGATATCTCTGATCGTTATGAGTTTGATAATGGCCAGCGCCAAAGCCATTATGATTGGGGTCGATTAAATCTAATTCCATCGTTTACTGCACCATCTAATCCAGTGCAAGTTACATACGAATACTTTGAGCATGGTGTCGGTGATTACTTTGATATCAACTCTTATAGCAACGTAGACTATAATCAAGTTCCAGCAGTATTGCGTGACTCTCTAGATTTCCGCCCACGTGTTGCAAACAAGTCTGCTGGTACTGCCAAGAACTTTATTTCTACTGGTGGTTCTATCACTGGTATTCCAAAGCGTGGCGAAAGCGTAACATCTGATTACAGCTACTACCTAGCACGTAAAGATAAAATTGCTCTGGATTTTAACGGCAAGTTCTTTGATATCACTGGTGTTCCATCTACACATCCAGGTGATCCACAAGATCCAGCGTTGGGTATGGTTCTATACAACCTAACTCTTGAGCCATATACATTCTCTACTTCTTCTGATAGTATTGCTGTTCAAAAGATGGAGAACAAGCGTTACACAATGCGTGATATCGGAAAACTAGAGTCTCGTATCAACAACCTTGAATATTACACTTCTCTTTCTCTATTAGAGCAAGAAACACAGTCTATGAAAATCACCACAACTGGTGGTCTAGATCGTATGAAGAATGGTTTCGTTGTCGATAACTTCAGCGGTAACAATATTGGTAACAGCAAGTCTAAAGACTACTTCTGCTCTATTGATATGGAGAAGAATCAACTTCGCCCATTCTACACTTCTTACAACGTTAATCTACTAGAGAAAAACTCTAACTCTGGTCAACGTGCTGCTTCTAACTATCAGTTGAATGGTGATATTATCACTCTTCCAATTATCAATACTCCAGTATTGATAAAGCA